CTACGATTGGCACGAAGAGAACAGTCGAGCCGTCTTTAAGGTGCCTGTTCATATGAAACTCAAGGTTATCCTGTGACACGTCACCGCCATCGATGCGAAGCCGCAGACGGGTTTTATAGAAATCTCGTTTGAACTCCGGACACTGAGCAAGCAGAAGCCGGAGGCCTTGAGAAGGTGTATCGACGTTCAGAGTGATTTGGCGGAAATGTCGTCGGAGATTCCCCGCAAATCTAAAGATGAGCATTGTTCATGCCTCCAAATAGAGTGCGTCAGCCTTACATAGGCTTGCCGATAGGGCTCGCGGCGGCTGAGGCGCCCAGCCAGTTCGTGATGGAGTACGGTGTTGTCTCCAAGCCAGAGCATTGCGTGGCAAGGGTCTGACTCAGGGAAGGCGCGCCGAATGATCACGTCAGCTGGCAGAATGTCGGCCGGAGCAACTTCGTAAAATCCGTTGGCTGCCATATTCTTCAGGTAGAGGTTTTCACCCCTCACCCACCAACCATTAGTGCGCTCAAAGTCTGGCAGGTCGATGCCGCATAGGTGGTAGGCGTCCCGAAAGAGCGTGTAGCAATCCATTACGCCATGTTCGAAACGGCGTCCCAGCAAATGCGGTACTGGTCTGAACTTTCTAAGCCTGCCGGCGCTCGCCAGCCACCACTCAATGCCGGTAGAAATCTGCGCCACCCTGTCTGCAGCAGAAAGAACGAGCTTTGGCTCTAGATGGGAATGAAAAACGGCGGTTATTTCTCCCGCCGCTTCCGCTCTCATCCAGTCTGTGTCGCTTATGCGAAAGTTCCGCCCCGGGTCGATGTGTTGGTTATTACAACGGATTAGCCGGTCGCCATTAACAATAAGTCCACACACTTCATCCCGGGATAGCGCAGCATATGCCAGGCATTCAGATTCAATCATCAGGACACCTTGGCAGAGCCGGGATAGCCGCCATAAGGCAGCGCTTCAGGTTTAGGGAACCTCAAACGGCAACCAGTCAGGTGCTTCGAGCACTTATCACGTGACAGGTCTGAAGTCGGCTTATCTTTCTCATCCGCAACCGGCCCTCCTGAATAGCCACAACCATCGCCGCGGTAAACCCACTGGCAGACATCCGCCAGAATGGTTCTCGCCGGGATAATGGCGTTATCGCAGTCGACCGGCGTTGCGAGGTTATAGGTGACTATCTCGAATGTCTCTTCTGCCATCTCCTCAATGACGTAGCGCGATACTGCCTCCATCGTCGGATCAGCATCAGCGTTCCCGTTCGGGAAATTGACCGCATCCAGATGCTTTACCAGCACCTGACGGCGCGTCACCACCGCACCAAGCGCATCATCGAAATCGTGGTTGATGCCGGTGATAAGGCCGGTAATGTTCGCCACCTTCATTGTCGGTCGCGAATACGTCCCCTCCGATTTCACCTCAAAACCTTCAACGGCGATCGGATAGGCCGAGTAAGCGCGCCCCTGCCAAATGACATCGTTGTAATATCCATTGGTTCCAGCGTGGAAGCGAATTACGTCGCCACCGAATGACTGCAGGTCCACTTCGAACAGGTCGAGCATCGCGCCAACGCCCGAGTCAGTACTCTCGATGATTAGTTCTGCTGGTATGTCTCGCATATTGCGTCCATTAAAAAGGCCGCCAAATAGCAGCCGTAGAATAATTACTGATCGAATATCAGGATGTCGCTGATAGACAGTTAAGGATATGTTGAGTATTCAGCCCGTCCATGTTTGGGCATGGCCGCACACTGCAATGAGGGATGGCTGATTACCTCTGGGAAGGTAAGTATATGTACGACAAACAATATGTGGACTTCTTGTTTACAATGGATGAAGAAATACCAGAAGCAATTGCATTTGAGTTTGTTGCTATGAAGCAACTGGTAATAGCAATTTTCGGAATGCTAGAACCATATAAACGCAAAAGCATTATTGATAGCCTGTCTAAAATTGATACGCCACAGATGAAAGATCTTGTTAAAAATCTTGAACTTATACCTAAACAATAATTGTTAATGACATTTTTGATGCATAATGTTTTTGTTTTGCGGCTTTAATATTGGCCGCTTTTTCATCTTTCTTATACAGTAACCCACCTGGGCGACGTGCATTCTTGATTACTTCGGAAGAAAAATCCTTCACCATCTTTGCAATCTCTTCTGTAGTTGCGCTGGGCAACGTTAGATTTGCCACTTTCTGTTCCAACGCTTCGATACGTTGCTCTAATGTCATAGTAATTCTCCTAAGTTATCGTGGGACCTGCTCAAATGTGGCTGTCAGCTCATGCTGATTACCTGTCTTCTTCAGTGACCATGAGCGGCACACATACAGTCTCTGCACGCCGCTATCTGAGGGAGTCCAGTAGAACGCCTCAACGGCCATTCGTGCTTTCAGGAAGGCTTCTGCGGCTTTAGCTGAGTTTGGTCGAGTGCATTTCGCATCGTCATAACCAACGAACGTCAGCGAATAGCTGTCCATCAGCGGGTTAATGCCCTTAGTCTGACGCTGCTCGTAGCCGTCACCAAACTTTACGACAGCCACATTTGGCGCGCGCGAGACTGTGAAGCCCTTTTGAGGGCTCCATGTGAAGGTTTCTGGCATGGGATTTCCTGTTATTTTCGAGGTTGAAGCATGCCACCCGGGCGAGTGCTCTGGTCTTTCATCTGATAAAGGGCAACCTGCTTCATCATCCCTGCCATCTTTTGCATAGTTGCGTCATCGATTCCATTCGTGGTCTGGACGTTGAAAGTGACATTGAAAACATTGCCGCCACCATTTTCTCGCCCGCCGCCAATATCCCGATTGCTAATCACCGATCCGTTATCCCCAGGAATCATGTATTGGCTGCCGTTGCTGGCCTTGAATATTTCAGGCTTACCGCCCTCACCTACACGGTACATGCTGCTGGCATTGACGGGGCCGCCGTGCTCGCGAGCGCCACCCATAGAGATACTGCCAATACTGGTCAGGAGGGATGCGCCAGCACTGGCTATCGCAGCATAGTTAGCGAACTTTTGTGCAGGTGTCAGAGCGGTTGGGTCTGCCATGGCTTGGGAGATTGCCAGTTGCAGGTTAAGCGCGGCCTGAGCAACGGCAAAACCTTTACTCAGAGCGAACATAGCCTGATAAGCGCCGCTGCTCTTACCTGCAGCACCAGCCGCTAGGTTATCGCCAGACACGTTATATAGCTTCGCGGTTTTGCCGATTGGCAAAACGGTCTGAACGCCCATAAGGTCATTGACGATTTCCATGCCAATTTCCTGATCGCGCATCTGAATAATCTGGCGGTCAATCTCAGCCCAGAACTCGCGGGTAAAGCCGCCGATGGCATTCGCTGCCAGCATTTCATGCGTCATGCGCGTGCGGAACGCGTTGACCATCATGTCGTGCTGAGCGTTGAAGATGTCACGGTTCGCCCACAGCTCGTTCCAGTGCCCGCGCAGTCGGCTGTTAGCAGCCAGTGTTTCAGCGGTAAAATACATTCTTATTCTCCTGATTAAGCGCCAGAGGCCGCGGCAACGGTGCCGACGCGCATACGTACGCGGATAAAATCGGTAGTGCTGGCGGCAATAGTCGCGTCATCCTGGCTGTAGCCGATAACCGAGTCGGTATCAGATGTGGCCTTCGTGAACTGACCGTTCGTGCCGAGCTTGATCGGGTCGTCTTTACCGTAGGTGCCAGCAATACACAGTAGCGCCAGCTCGCGGCCTTCTTCCACGTAGTTACCTACGGCAGAGTCGCCAGCCGGTACTGCTTCAGTGATTTTCAGACCCTGGTGGTATGCAACGTCAATGATGTAGAGACGACCAGCCAGCGCGGTAGCCTGCGCAAACTCATTGTCGTCGTTGATGACAGCCGCAGTACCCGGCAGCAGAGCTGCAGCAGTAACGCGGGTTTCGGTCTTGTACAGAGACTGACCGTCGATGTTAACGCGACGATAACGTGGCATTATGCAGCACCTCCGAAGTAAGCGGCCGGATCAGGTGCGCCGGTCACGGGTGGGTTTTTGGCAGAATTGGTGCCCAGCGGGGCCGCTTCACCGAGCGACTTAAACATCGCATCCAGCGCTTCACCTGACAGAGCATTAGCGACGATTTCGCCATGTACTGCGGCTACAGCATCACGCTTAGTTTTCTCTTCAGCGCGTGAGTTAGCAGTCAGGGAGTCAGACAGGGTTTTCTGGTTTGCCTGAATGCCTGCCAGTGCTTCGGTAATTGGCTTCAGTGACGCTTCATTGTTAGCAGCGATAGCGCCGCTGACGATAGTGCCAATCTGTTCCAGTTCTTCTTTGGTTAAAGGCATATCGCCCTCCGTTTGGTGGTTTGTTGCAGGAGCATCCTGCGGTATAAAAAGGGATTTAACTTTGTTGGCCACGATGGCGACCCACGATTCCTGTCGAGCAACTTTAGAGCCGGTATCGTCGAATGTGATCTTGCCGCCTTCGGTGGTGTAGCCGTAAACCTGCGCATCGCCACCGTTACGGATGACAATCGCCTGCGAATCTGTAAAGTCAGCAATCCACGCGTAATCGTCTGGCCCGGTGGCAAACTTGTCGCGTGCAGCCTGCTCAAGGCGCCGCTCAAGTTCGCGGTATGATTCGCCAATCAGTGCGCCAGAGTTGGATTGCAGCGTTTTAGCCTGGTCAGCATTCACCATCAGGCCAACACCCTGCTCAGGCTGTGCAGCACCATCCTCATGCAGCAGAATGGCGTCATGGTCCATTGCGTTGATTTTGGCTACCCACTCAATGCCCTGCGCCTTCTGCTCAGCGCTGGCATCCAGTTGGTCAAGGAACACAGCGACACTGGTATGAATTGGTGGTACGTCTTCGCCTCGTTCGATGGCGGCTACACGCTCAAGCAACTCCCGTCCGCCTTCGCTCTGGTTCGCTACAGTGGTATCGACCCATTTTTCCGCATAGACGCGGTTACCAGATTTCTTGACGTTGCGATTCCATGCGCCGATGTGGCCTGCGTTGATACCTTCAGGTGAGAAAGCGGAAACAAACTGTCCGTCTACAGTTGGGTGACCTAGCGGTGCCAGCGTGCCTTCAAGCCCCTGATAGTGAGCGTCGATTTCAGATGCCGGATACAGGCCGCCGTTCATCACAACGTTGGCTGGCAGTGTGTAGCTCGGCAGCACCAGATGCGGCCGGCCGTTGTACGTTTCCCGGCGAATAGCCTGACTGTTCACCCTGGTGGTGACGTTGACCTGCATAGTCATGGTTATCTCTCGATTAAGCCGCGTGCTTATGGTCGCAGCAGTGATGTGATTTGTTGGTTGCCATGCGCTTGCCCCATGTCTGGTTAAACTCTTTCTTGGCGATATCGATGACGGATGAATTGAGCGGAACGCCCTTCTCATCAACCAGCACAGTGACCTGAGAGCATTTGCAGTTAATCGCGTTGCCGTTGACGCTGTACCAGTCGCGCACCTCTTCCGAGGTGTAGAGCTTGCCGTGGCGCAGAGCGTGCGTCTGGCGCGTTGTGGGGCTCAATGCAGACAGGTGCAGCAGCATGACATTTAGCCCGAGATCATCACTGGCTGAGTCATGCTCATCCCAGCGTGCGCGGCGTAGCGCCGTGGTTATCTCAGTTCGGGCAATGCGGTTAGCGCGCCCCTGCTCAATGCCAACCTGATCACGAATACGCCGGGCCACTTCTTTCGGGTTTTGCCCCCGACCGATGCCGTCAGTCAGTACCCGTGACAGGTTCTGCTTAACATCGGCCGACAATCCTTTCATCTCTTCAAACGTGCGCGCCCTGACCAGCACCAGCCGATTCTGGTAGGCATCACTGAGTAGTATGTCCTGCACGCTGCCGCGATAAGCCTCATAGGCTGCCGACTGCTGAGCAAGGTTGGCAAATTCCTGCGCCGTGCCGCGCTGATACGACGGGGACACGTAATCCTGAAACAGCCACGGATTGAACTCTCCGCCCTGCAGCAGGATTTCATCAACGAGTGAATCGCCGCTCTGCAACAGCATTGATGAAAGCATGGTCGGGTCTAACTGGAAGGTATATCGCTGGTTTACTGCGGGCTCTGCTGGGATGCGGTTGATGAGTTCAATGTATCGTGCGCTGATTTGCTTAAGACGCCTTCCGTATTCACGCATTGCGCCGCGTTCAAGGCGGTCAACACCGGTGGGGTCGAGCTTATTGGCCGGCAGTATTGCTGGTTTCGGCTTCCTCTTCAGTTTCGCCATCTTTCTCACTCTCCGGTAATGGCTCGCTGCCACCTGGCTCATACCCTGCGGCCAAGCGAATCTCACCCACAGTGAACACCTGCTCGCCAGAGGCTAGAGATGTCTGGTTGATGTTGCTCATCTTCACCGCGCTATCCAGCTTGTCAGATGGTGACTGCTCGTTGAGTTCATCCCAGACGATGCTGAACTTAGCCACCGGCTTTATGATCTGCAGGTAGGTGAGCTTGTCGACCATATCTTCGGCATCGAATGACAGGTCGCCGCGGCGTGACTGGCAGCGGCCATTGAAATAAATCTGGTCTTCCGTACTGGCTCGCTCGCCTGACTGGTTACCGACGATGATTCGCGATGGCATATCAACTGATGAGCTGAATGTCTTCAGGTTGACGTCATAGGTCGGTGACGGATCAGAAACCGCGTTGACCATTGAGGTTACCTGCGCGCCCTGTGTAATCAACAGCGTGTCGTTGCCGCGGTTAATCTCCCGCGCTGCTTCGTTGTAGCGCTCCTGCAGCTCATCGACCGTGACGCCATACATCGAAGCAAGATTATTGAAATCGACCTCTTTATCGAAGTTGATGTTCTGCTGGCGGGCCGCATTCTTCAGGAATGACTCCCCCGAACCGCCTTCAACTTTCTCCAGGCTGACGCAGGCGTTGTACCCCGGCTCAAGGAAGCCGATAGCATCATCAGACATATCGCCGATAATCAGGACGCGATCGGGGTGAATGTTGCGCTGTGCTGTGCTGCCGTCAGATAGTGACTCGGTGTACTGCCACATAGTGATAGTGCCGGAATTGTCCCGGGTGCCAACTTTAAGAGCGCTAGCCCATACCGGCGTAATCTTCTGCAGCGCCTTTCCTTTGACAGCTGGCTCATCCCACTTTTTGCTGTCTTTAATATGCAGAAGAATGCCACCCCAGCGGCCAACCAACCGACGCTTATCGGCTTCAGCGAATGCACGCCAGAATCGGTGGGTGAATACCTGATTGCTGGACTTCTCCCACGCAGTAAGTTCTCGGGAGTCTTCAGACTGCTCACCTTCAATAACTTGTGGGTTCGTTCTCCAGCAGTTCGATACCAGCTTATTTACCGCGCCGTGAGCAATACCGCCGCGACGATAGAGTTTGTGCAGATCATCAAACGTCAGGTCTTCTTTGAAGCCGTATTCGCACCACGCACTTTCACGTTTCGCGTCCAGACCCATGCCGGGGTTAAATGCCATGGCGCGCGCACGGGCAAGTCTGACGTCATTCAGCGCGTGATTGACGGCTAGCGTTAATTTGTCAGTCATGGTTTGTCCGTCGGTGGGTTACCTGCCCTGCAGGCGTTTTGGAATCATCATGCCCATTGGCTGAGCGCCACCTAATTCAGTGAGTGCGTAGACCATCGCATCGAGGCGATCGGGCGACTTTTTTGCAGTGGTTGGCACGTACTCCATCAACTGGTTTTCCAGCACATAGAGATTTCCACGATTAGCCACCCGCCCCTGCTCATAGAGCGCAGATATTGGTTCGGCTCGGGCATATTTACCTTTGCTGGCGTGCACGCGAATAACGCGCCCCTTAAAACCAGCATTCCGCAGAGTTTCCTCTGCCATGTCCCCGCCTTGATTGGTTTCGATAACGATCGCATCAGCATCATGCTCTTCGTAGGCAAACATCGCCTTTTTCGCCCAGCCAGCTGGTGAGAACTTGCCGCTGTAATCCGCATCCACAGTGAATTGCTTTTTGTCTCCGGCGCCATAAGCGCTGGCAACCACAATTCCCGACTCATCGCTTTCTTCGCTATTAGTTGCCTGCGGGTCTATTGCGACGACTGTGCGCACCTTCTCATGCTTGATGTTGAGGGCATGAGACGCGCTGATCATCGCTTCGGTCCACAAAGCGCCTTCAGCATTGAATCGGCGAGGCTTCTGCATGTACTGCGCTTCGGCAGTGCGTCGATGCGAGAACAACGAGATGCGATGTGATTCGTTGTGCTTGAAAGGCCACAGCCAGCCATCAGGCAGGCCATGATCAATTGGTATGGCGTGAGTGTTATCCGGATACTGCTCGGTATAGCTTTGGCTGTTGTCGATCAGCACTGGCAAATTCAGGTGATGCCACTTCTCACCGCTTCCACCATGCAACAGGTAGCCACTCAGGTCGTGGTAGTGGATGCGCTGCATAATCACGATCATCGGCGTTGTTTCAATCGCCAGGCGTGATTTGATGGTTTCGTTGAAGCGGTTGTTCACACCATCACGAACGGTTTCGCTGTAGGCGTCATCTGGTTTAACCGGGTCATCGATTATCAGCGCGCCCTGCCAGCCTGGCTCCATGTGACCGGCACGGAAACCCGTTACCTGACCAGCAGCTGAAGAGGCATAAACGCCGCCGCCAAACTCATTCCACCACATTGCCTTACTGTCTGCGTCGTCGCGCAACTCCATCGGCCACATGCTCTGGTAGGCCTTCGACTTAATCATGCCGCGCGCGGTAGATGAGTTGAGAAGCGCCAGATTGTGCGAGTAGGATAGATGCATGAAGCGGGCACGATTGTTCAGCGTCAGACCGCGCCCCATCATGTTTATGGTCGCCAGTTCGGTTTTGGTGTAACCAGGTGGAACGTTGATGATCAGGCGTGTTATCTCGCCACTGATTACGCGATCGAGCGTTTGCTGAATCACTTTGTGGTGTGGAGCGACAATCATCTTGCCGCCGGTTCGCTGCTTGAAGAAGTATCGGGCGTAGTACAGTCCATCCTCTTCACACTCTAAACGGCGCGCGTAATTCTTCTGCTCAGCAGTCGTCATCCTCCAGCATCTCCCGCCGCGCAGCTTTATATTCGTCTTTGGTCAGAACAGCAGTCTCAATCGGTCCGCCATTTTTTCCTGTATGCTCGTGTGATGCCTGCTCTTTGAATGCCATCACACTGATGTGCTTACCAAGCAACTCAAGGTTCTTCACCTTATCCGGCCACTTAATCTTCTTGAGAATGTTTTCCATCGTCGTTTCGTCAAAATTGGTGACGGTGGTGAGTATGTCTAAGCCACTCAGCGTGGTGCGCCATACCTTCGGCCATTCGTGAACCATCTTTAGGCCGCCGTCATCTTTGAGGATGTCGAGAACATCCATTTCGTCGATTTCAACTAAGCGGCGAAGCACGTAATCTGCGTTTACCTCTACCCTTTCGTTACGCTCTGATTTAAGGTCGATGATGCGTTGCGCAATGTCTGGTTTTGTGAGGTTTTCACTGCCAATCTTACGGGCGGTGTTATCGCTGTACCCCGCCCGAATGGCCGCTTGCGTGGCGTTCAAATCGATGAGGTACTCGCGACAGAACATTTCTTGTTTGTCGGTGAGTGCCATTAACTTTTCACTTTGGGGTTTGGAGGTTTATATGTCAGAGACTTTCACAGATGGCACCGTTGTTCAGCTCAAGTCAGGCGGACCACTAATGACCGTAGGCTGGTACGATGACGAAAGAGAGCAGTACCATTGTGAGTGGTTTGTTAAAGATGAGCGTAAAGCTGGATTTTTTAATGGTCCGTCTCTCAAGGAATACAAAGAAGAAGGCTGGTAACAGAAGCTTAGGCGGCCAGTTTAGCTTTGGTCGCCATTTTTATTCAAATAAAACCGCCCGGAGGCGGCTATAACTTACTTTGAGTTTTCTCTGTAATGCAAACGACATTGAGTTACTACATGCTCCATGTCCATGTTTGAGTTAAATGATTTAGCTGCATAATTAACCCAAATAGCATGTAAACCTGCGTTAGTATTAACAACTACCTGCTTGTGTGGCACAACGTACCATGAACCTTTATCAGCAAAATCATCGCGATAAATATCATATTTGAAACCCTCATCGATGTTGCTGGCCTCACTTATGAGGATTGTTTTTACGAGAGTGTGCATGTTTTCCATAGATACCTCTGAATAATGAGTATCCATAATCCTACAGACTCTATGAAGTTTAAAGCATCATCAGGCGCACTCGCAAATGCGCCTTGTGATGATGCCGCAGTGATTAGTCGGACTGTGCGGCTAACCAGTCTGCAGCAGATCTCATTTGTTTGATTGCTTGGGCTTTAACCACCTTTTCTAACTCAGCTAAAGTTGTTTCCGCCTCATAAGGCAACTTCAGGTACAAAGACACGTTTTCACCACCCGAGTCGGGATCGGTGTAAATCGTCACTTCAGCGTAGACAGATTTCCCTTCAACTCTGGTGAAATTTCCAATCTCAATTTCCATAATTCTCTCAGGTAAAAGCATTTACCGGAGATTATGCATTAGTGTCAGCTGAGCTGAAACGTGAAACAGAGCGATATCATTTCAGGCATTGTTCTCTGATGTACTGCTGCAGCCCGGCTATTTGCTTTCCGGCGACTTCGATTCGCTCTCTGAGGGTGAAATAATCCCGTTGAGCGGCGTCAGTAAGTCGGGCGCTGGCTGCATCATCCATGCCGGAGGTGCCGGTGGCGGATTGTTTCGCGCAGGTGGCGTTGAGCTGCAGCCGGCGCTTACCAGTAGCAACGTCATCATGCAGCTGATCGATAGTCGCTTTAGCATCGGCTAGTTCCTTCGTGTATTTCTCATCGAGCGCGGCCACATCTCGTTGGCGCGCCTGCATGTCGGTGATTGTGTCATTTGCTTGCTTCAGGCTCCTGGTTGCAGTGTCGCGCTGCGCCTTGTAGTCAATGGCATTGCCCCGGTAGTAGAGCGCAAACGCAGTCGAGGTGGCGCTCGCAAGCAGAATCAACAGAGCGAGCGCAATGAGCAGTTTAGCCTTTAAGGTCATCGACACTCTCCGCCAGACACAATGAACGCTCCATGTCTCGCCTGTTCATCAGGCCCCGCCACTTCATGCCACCGGCATACACCCAGCGGCGGAGCTCTTCACATGCACCATCAACATCACCTGAGTTCAGGCGCTTTAACAGAGTTGATTTGGAGAACGCGCTGGAGCCAACGTTATAGGTGAAGCTGTAGAGTGCAGCGCGCTGGTATTCACCCAGCGGGACTTTTACCTGGCCGTCTACCGATTTCTTAACCGGCTGCAGGTCATTCCACAGAAGGCGATCACATTCGCGGTCGGTGTACTTTTTGCCTTTGATGATGTCGGTGCCGGTATGACCATCGCAGACAGTCCAGACGCCAGCAACATCTTTGTAAGGCTCGTACACCCTGCCCTCTACTCCATCCTTTCCGCCGAGGAATACCGTAGCGATAGCCATAGCTCCGCCACCCGCGACAGCAATGAGCTTATTGCGCAGGCTGTTTGAGATAGCCATGGGTTAATCCTCGTTGATGTCTGGTGCAGTGGGCCAGCGCTGAAGGGCTTTGATTTGCGCCAGGGTAGCCTTGCGCTTGTAATACCAGTTGATGCCGAGCGTGAACAGCGCGACCAGAATACCGGCCAGCACGCCTACAGCACTCCATTCATCGGGACTTAACCTGGTCAGCAGGCCATTAGCTATTGTCCCGGCAGATGCGCCATAAGCTGCGCCTGATGCCAGTTTGCTCATATCGATACTCATAACACCTCCGTGATTACGGTCGGTGCTGCAGGTAGTCAGAAGAAAAGATCGCCCGCTGCCACACAGGAAAAGGTGAGAGTCGAGGTTGATTGGCAGGGGCGATAAACGAAAAAAGCCAGCTCTGTGGCTGGCCTTTGAAATTTGGTTATGTGTGGAGCGAAGCCCGCGTGTTACGGCTCAATGTGTGGAGGTATTTAAAAGCCTCCCTGGTACATGAAAATCGTTAGATACTTAAGAAAAGCTGTCGTATAAAAGATGTGCAGCAAACGGAAATCAATCTGATGAGGAAAAGATTATGTTCACAAAGGAAGAAGCATATATTCTCAAGCCAGACGGCAGCCGCTTAGGCCCCTACAAAGCAACTTTTGCAGGTGATACCGTTATTGTTGATGACAAAATGGCTGACATTGATGATGGCGATCAGGTAATGCGCCTGTTGCCAAGCGGTAAAGAAGAGATCAAGCATATAAATCAATGCACTTTTTTCAACAAAGGCATTGCTGGTTACGGGCCTCACTATCAGCTGAAGGTTAAACCGGTTCCGAGCAAAGAGTCTTATACATTGAAGCATCAAACTATTAACGTTGGCAGCAATAGTAATGTTCAGATTGGAGATCATAACCGGATGGAATTTCGCGAGAACATTCAGAACATGATCAATACTATTGAGAAATCATCCGCTTCAGCCGAGGAAAAAGAAGAGGCAAAAGGATTGCTTAAGAAGTTTTTAGAGCACCCACTGGTGACAACCATCGCTGGCTCAGCAGCTGCAACATTTTTATCATGAAAAAAACCCCGCCGGTTGGTGAAACCGCGGGGCTTTTTGACTATCACAATTCGATGAAACTGACTGGATTAAGTTACCGCGTCAAACAACAGCGCGCAACTTCAATTGTTGGAAATCATATCCCCAGTTTCGGGAAAAGTAAATAGCCCACGATAAAATAATGAGCTATTTCTGATTGCACTATCCTGTGACCTTATTCAGCGAGGCATTGGCCCACGATTCCTCAATCTCAATCTTGCCGATAAGCCCGTCATAGAATGGCTTTACCGACTTCTTCCAGGTGTCGAGAGATATCGCGTCAGTTAATCCCTCCACAGTTCGATGCACATCAGTCGATGGGATGCGCTCATACCCACGGCCACAGCATCGCTTACAATCACCCATAACCGGCAAGCCCTGCTGCTCAGTCAGCTTGCGATCAACCGCCCGCCCTCTCCCGCTACAGTCCCGGCATGACGACGACACGACGCCCTTCCCGTTACAGGTTTTGCAGATAACGCGCACGACCTCTTTCACACTGCGCACTGTTCCACCTGATAGCGGTGATTTCATGGTGAACACGTCAGCCTCAATGAATCCTTTCGCCTGGCAGCATTCGCACGGCTTGACGCTGGCCGCGCTGCGGCAATAATCCATGTACGCATAAGTTGCGAGAGTTTGCATCACGGCTGGTTTAACATCAGGGTCTAGCTTGCGAAGGGCGGCAACCTTATCGCAGGTACTCAAAGCATATTCAGTTAACAACGATACGGCGCGTCGGGCGTCGTTATCGCTTACTCCAACCTTACCCATAAACGCACTGTAACCCAGCGGAGCGCGGCTTTGGGTAAATCCCATAGCTGCCATGTAGTCAGTGCCAGATAATGCGTCTGAGGCTGTTGCAGGTGGCATACCGGAAAAGCTTGCTGTCTTCGGGAAGTGGTACTTAACGGTTGCTTCAAGACTCATCGTTTCTTCCTCTTAGGCTGGATGTCCCACGATTGAATATGAGTGGGCTGAATGGCTGGGGTGATTGGTCTGAAGTTGAGCAGTAGCCTGAGCCACTTCTCTCTGAGGTCTTGGGTCATGCTGCGTACTCCATCTGACGTTTACGCAATTTCTCGTAATGGCGTGCCCGGCGAGTGAATATGGCTTTCACTCGCTTCAGGTACTCGATATCGAATTTGCGTGGTGTGTTGTCTGCTTCCAGCTTCTCAACGCGTTCAAGGCCTATGCGCTGAATCAGCCGAATCCTGAATTCAACTGCGTTGCCGCTTAACTGCCTGTTGCACCGAGTGCAGGCAGCGTGGACGTTGAAAACGTTAAACCTGAGGTGGGGTGCTGCGCCGCGTGAGCGGTAGTGACTGGCGTCTACTGCACTGCCGGTGAGGTAATTGCTGTTGCTGATAAGTGGCCCATCATGGCTTGCGCAGTCTTTACCAAAGTCGCGCCATCTGATGTACCGGTTAAACGCTGCCTGAGCCTCTCTCATCCAGTCCGCCTGGGTTTTCAACCCTTCCCTCCTTCGCTTAAGGTCATCTCTTTGCCGTCTTGCCTCTTTTCCTGCTTCACGCGCACGCTTCTCCGCTTCACGTATAGCGGTGAATTTCATGGCGCATCGGTAGTTGTGGCAGACTTTCTGGAGTGAACTTCGAGGGGTGTATTCGGTGGAGCAGATGGGACACTTCTTCGGCTTCGGCTTAATCGCCTTTACCATCTTTCACCTCCGTGCACTTGAAGGTTTTCTTTCCCACAAAGAATCCACCATTCTTTTCGCATTCTAACGCTACCATTCGGTGCGCAGACTCCCATCCGTACCGGTAAGCGAAGTAAATGGCTATGCAAATCAGGATGCCTTTAATCATCGTCTACTCCCATTAGTCCGTTCGGATCGCTTTCCACCCACGACTCGATGCACGACGCGCAGCAGTAAACTTCCTCCGTGGTGAGCCATGCTGGACACCCAGCGCACCTGATAGCGGGCGTATCGCCAGATGCACCGGATTGGGTAGTAGTCGAAGTATTCGGCATATTGATAGTCCTCGTTACACGTTTCGCAGTTGGCCCCGTAGTGATACTTGTCTTCTGAGGTGAGGATGGTGTGGCAGCGGCAGCAGCGTTCTTTGTTTGTCATCTTCAGCTCCACATTGGGTTTTTATACTGACGGCTCGGCTTTGGCTCTTCCCGGAACTCAGGCAGAAGCGCGCTCACCAGCCAGAGGCGCGGGTCTGCTGAGAGTGTCTTCTGAGTTTTGATATTGCGGGAGGCGTAGCGGGAGAGGAGTTCGGAGGCGGTGTCGGTGTCGGTGTCTACAGGGTCATGCACGAACCAGGTCATTCGCATGAGCACCTCTGACTGTTGCCAGCAGGCTATCCAGCATCGCCATGTTGTAGCTGCGGCCAAACCCCATGTTTACCGTTCCCATGCGGTACTGGTAGTCATTGTCGGTATTGCCAAACCGCTGACGTTTTATCTTGTTGCTGTCGGTCATGTCATGAAGGGCTACGGCCACGTTTTTCCGCTTTGCTGAGGCCATCACACAGGCTCGGTCTGTGATTTCTTTTGAGGTGTGCCATTCGCCATCAGAAAGCACATCCAGAATTGCAGTGGTTAATTTACCCATCTTGTTTGTCCTTCAGTTTCTGGTACTCGGAGTCAGCGGGGATAGTCAGCGCCAGGCCGAACTGCGCGCACCACCGTTCAACCTGATTCAGGAAAAAATGCATCTCACCTGTATCAAGACTGGATGTGTGTCGTGGTTCCCATGTGCTGACTTTCTCGCCGGTAACAAAGTCGGTGTATTCGATCTGTTCACAGCCCAGATAGGTTTTCTTGAGGTTCCGCTTTACCCACTCTGGCGTGGCGTCAGTGCGCCCGGACTTAATCAGGTGTTCGCTTATTTCGCCGTACCACATGTGGGAGAGAGAGTTCTGATTGAGACTGCGTTTTTCTTTCCATGGCTTGAGGATTAGCCGGTAACAGTCGCCAGATTCGAGCAGGGGTTGAAGCTGTTGCCCGATGGAGTTGAAATTTGATCTGTGAAGCCTGATGCCCTCTTTTGGTATCTCCATAGGATTACTGATATGATTGGTAATTATGTAATTTAAGGTT